TAATAAAAATAGTGGAAAATGAGCCAAGAGTTAGCCATAGAGTTATAGCTGAGAACACAAACAATAATCAAAAAAATGTAAATGAGATTATTCGTAAATATGAAGATGATTTTAAACAGTTTGGAAAGCTTCCGTTTCAAACGGAGGCTTCAAAAAATAGTAAAACAGGACAAAAAATTAAAACCTACTATCTAAACGAAGACCAATTTTATCTTTTAGTTACATACCTAAGAAACAATATAAAAGTAAGAGAGTTTAAAGTGAAACTTATCAAAGAGTTTTCATCACTAAGAAACAACCTCCAAGTATGCCAAGAAACACCATACTATTTAAAAGAGGTAGATTTAAAAGACAAGAGAGTTAGAAAAGCATTTTTTAAAGCATTTGATGGGAGATGCTACTATAGTTCAAAGAAGCTACATATAGATAACTTTCATATAGACCATATACTACCAAAGAGTAGAGGTGGTCAAGATGTTTTGATGAATCTTGTAGTATGTGATCCAGCTGTAAATATCTCAAAGTTAAATGCTTATGATGAGGAGTTTGTAAAAAAACATCAAGCAGTTGTAAAGGGTGAACCATCATTAAAAGTTTCAGTATATCTAACTCAGGAGAAAAAAGAGGTAGCAGATAGTGTAAAGATAGCATTGCTTTCTAAAATGGCTAACTTTGAAAAGATGTTTGGAACTGTGACAGCAAGAAACTATTTTGCAGAGATGTTTGATGTAGATATATGCAAAGAAGATTTTGAAGTAACACCTACACAAGAGCATATTAAACTATTTGTAGATGAGTATGTAGAATATTCTGAGGAGATATATACAACAGTAGCAGATATATATGAAACATATAAATTATATGCAGACAACATAGGTGTGTTACCAACAAGTAAGATAGCTTTTTTTAAAGAGTTTAAAAAACTAACAGGGTTAAAACCATACCAAACAAGAGCAGATACAACAGGCACTAGACCTAGAGTTTATGATGTAGAGATTAGTTTTTAAAGGGTAAAAGATGGATAGATTAGATTTAATCAAGATTTTAGAACAAGTAGATTTACAAGTAGATGCTATAGAGTATATAGTAGGTGAAACAAGTCAAAATGCAGAAAATGCAAAGATAGCAAACGGACTCTACCATGCAGTTGTAAACTGCACAAATGAGATAGTAAGATTAAACAAAAGCTTGGAGGATGGTATAAATGCGACCAATAGGCTCAACAAAAGATAGACAACCCATAGGTTTAGCTGAGTTTAAAACTTTGCTAAACCTAACCAAAAGAGATAAAACTTTAAGAGAGATAACAAAAAAGAAGTTTATCCGTGCATTTACTCTACTAAGACTTACAGGCTGTAGAGTTAGTGAAATCATAGAGTTTACAAAAGAAGATTTAAAGTATATGTGTAAGAACTCTTACATATCTCTCAACAATCAGAACAAAACAAAAAAAACAAGATTGTTGAGATTTAGTCCAGCTGGTATAAACTTACTAGAAAAACTAGATGTTGAAGATGTAAGTGAAAAGCTATTTTATAAAAATGGTTCATCTCATGCTATGAGTACAACTGTGTTCACACGAGAGTTAAACAAACAACTTAAAAAAGTTCTAGGCGATATATATACAACACACTCTTTTAGAGCAGGAGTAGCAACGGACCTAATCCGTGCAACTGGAAACCCAAACATAGCAAAAGCTGTACTGGGTCATTCATCTTTAGCTACAACACTAGGCTATGATAAACCATCAAACAATGATATTTATGAGGGATTGAGGAAGATACTGTAAAAGTTATCTTCCCCGTTTTTTATCTTTTATCCTAAAACTTTTCTTTCTAGCACTTCTCTTATATTTAAGCATTTTTTCACGATATTCTCTTTCATTTTGTAACTTTTGCTTAGGGTCTTTTTTATTTTTGTATTTTCTTATAGTGTTTGCTTCTGTAGCTTTTTTCTGTAACTCTTTTTTAGAGTTAAACTTTCTAACACCACCTGCACGACTTGCAAGTTCACCCATAGTCATATCTTCATCATAGTAGTTTTTCTTAGGTTCGAGAACATCAAACTCTGCTAAACCTATATGTATAGACCTCTGAGCATACCGACCAAAGGTTAAAGGTGGTAAATAGTTCTCTGCCAATGCAAGTAGTTTTTTAGATAGCTTTTCATAATCCTCATCATATTTACCAGCTATGTCATACCCTAGTGGAGTTTTACCCTGTAAGATGTTTGTAGCACCACCAACAAACCCAAGACCAGTATCAAAACTAAAATCTAAACCACCAAATTTCATAGCAGGAATCATACGACCAGCATTAAGATAGTAACCCCCTCCTATATCCCACCACTCTTTAGTACCAAATAAGTTCCATTTATCCTCAGCCCATTTAGGCTTATAATCATCATCGTTTTCATTGAACCATGTACTAGCTCCAACTCCAGCTAAAACACTTTGAAGTACCAAGTACTTTATAGGGTTTTTAAATATAACTTTTGCAGTTGCAGGGGTAGATTTATATACATAGTGTAAAAATGGTGATATACCTGATTTATCAACAAGCCGTACAGCTTGTGGTAATGGTGTTGAGTAATCAACATACACTTCACTAGACAAGTTGTAAGCTTCTCTACTACTTTTACCATCTTCGAGATGTCTTGCAAATGAAGCAAGTTTAAAAAGCTTATCTTCCCAATCATAAAGTTTACGAACACCTGAGCCGAGTTTAGAGTCTTGTGTCATATATAAGTTTTTAAATAAACTCTTAACTACATTTGGCTTATCGTTTTCAACAACAGCATCCATACCCTCAAAATCTTTCAATGATGAGTTAAGACCATGCTTGTTAGCTTCATCAAGAAGTGCTTGAAACTCTTTAGGTTTTGCTTTTGCCATATACATAACTTTACCTAGATGAACTAAATCACCATTAAGAGATGCAAGTAATATATTTGAACCTATATTATACAGATGAGTTACAGGGTTCTTAACAGTTACATTCACTTTTATATGGTCCACTAAACCAAACCAACCACGAGCAAGTTCACTCATGGTGTTCCCTCCAAGTTGTGCATCATCAACAGCTCTAAGTATATCTGCTCTAACATACTTACCAGCTAATGCACCATATCTATATATACCACCACCATTAGTTTCATTTGAAACCCTTACACTACCCTCAAACTCTTCATCTTGTGCAAACTTATCAGCAAGTGCTTTAAGTGTGTTGGCTTTTAGTAGTTGTGTTCTTTGTGCTGCTATTGTCTTTGGTATCACAAATGATGCATCTTCTATCATCCCAAGTGCTACCCTCTCATCATAAGTAAGGTTTTTTCTTTTTACAAATCGCTTATTATGAAACATCTTAGCAAATGCACTCTTCTTATCAAGATGTTCTTTGTAAAATCTCTTAACATAATCATCTAGTACATAATCCTCTTTTAAAGCACCAGCTTCAACTAAATCTTTAGCATTTTTATCTATCGTTGCTCTAAACTTCTTATATATCTCTCTGTTACTATCACTAAGCTCATAAGGGTCTATATCACCATTCAATGCTTTAACTAAGTTCTCACTATCACTCTTTTGTAGTTTTTGTAACTGTTCGACTAAATGATTAGCTCTACCAACAATATCGTTAGACTCTATCTCATAGTCTTTTACTATGTTATGCATCTCCTTTTGAGCCTTAGAGTTCGTTAGTAAATTATGCTTATCAAACTTCTCATTAAGTCTCTCAAAGATATTTTCACCTACCCATGCAAAACCTTTATCTACATTTCTATCTAAAAAGTTTTTGTACTTCTCATAAGGTACATTAAATATATCAGCAGATATAAAGCCTCCTTTTCCTATACTTTTATTAGAAGAGGGACGAGCCTCATTATGAGGAGATTGGGCATCATGCACCATACCCCTCTTTTTCTTATTTGTATAAAAAGATATAACTGAGTGTTTATCTTTATCTGTTCCAACAACGACTCGGTATCTATTGCCGTCTATCTCTTTTTCATAAATATGTTTACCATTGCTTGAATAAGGTTCACTGCTTCTTATAATTTTATTTATCTCTATTAAATCTATAAAATCTATGTTACCATTTTTATTTTCACCATAGTGTCTTACTAAAATGTGCATAGCACCTTTGCCTTTTCCATTACTCTTTTTGTGCCAACCTTTCTCTATCGATATATTTTCTACATATTCACCTAGTGCATCTAAATCATCCCTTTTAATCTCAGATATTTTCTTTTTCCCTCCAAATACTTCAAGAACCCCTTTAGACTCACTATCAAGAGGTTTTTTTAAATATTCTTCAACTAGACTCAAAGCTTTCTTAAACTCTTCATCACTAGCTTTTAAAGGATTCTCACCCAAAACTTTATCTAATCGTTCTTGTAACTTTTTTCTCTTGCAACCCATCTTTAACACCCCTCACTTTTAAAACTATCTGCTTTTTCTTTTGTAGGAAAGATAAAACCACTTTTAAACCGACTCCAGTAGCCACCTAGTGTTGTAGCTAACTCTTTAGCTTTGTTAAACTCAGCTTTATCTAACTGTTTTTGAAGCTTTGCAACATATATAGTGCTATCATCACGAGTGTCTATATCTTCTATAACTTTTATAGAACTATCATCTAAAAGCTCATCTATGCTTACATCTGTATCTTTTTTCTTTCTATTTGGTAGTGAAATATGCTCTAATCTTGAAAAGAACTCTTTGTTATCCTTAGAATCTCTTAAATCTATGGTTTTTGTAAAATCAGCTGGTGCTTTGTCTATCACAACAACCCTACCTATAACTTTAGTTCCAGCTCTTTCAAATGTAGATGATGGTAAAAGTACCTCTGCACTCAAAGAGGCATCATTAGTTAATTTACCATCTTTATCTTCTGCATACAACCATTTGTTAAGCCGTTTTTGCATAGAAGCACCATCAGGTATAAGTGCTACAACACGACCACCATCTTTAAGATGTTTATATGCTTTGTCTAAATGCTCCATAGCCATCTTACCAGCAGTTCCAAAAGGTGGGTTCATCACAATAGTGTCATATTTGTTGATGATGTTGTGGTCTTCAAAACGAGAGTTTATTATCTCACCTTTGGCTCTTAAACTAAGCTTTCCAACAAGTTCACTACTTAACTCTATCATTTTGTTTTTACTATTTGATGGAAAATACCTTGCAATAGCACCATGACCAGCTGAGGGTTCAAGAACATCATCATTTGCAAGTATGTCAGCCCATTCAACCATCTTAAACCCTAATGGTTCAGGTGTTGCAAAATAATCTATACCCTCACTAGATTTATTTCGTGAAGTTTTTTTAGCATTAGAATAGTAGTCACTCTTAGCTATCTCCCATGCACTAAGCTCTACAAGTGTTCTATCTCTAACCTTACCACCCTTACCAGTAGAAAGATGTGCTTCACTTTCATCTATAGAGTTTAAAAAGCTTTCTTTAAAAGTGTCGGCTAATGCTCTTGCATCACTTCCTAAAGATAAGTTTTCTGTAGTACCTAATCGTTTATTTATCTCTGTACCAAATTGCCACTCTTCAAGCTTAAAACCAAGTATAGGGTATTGATATATAGCATCAGATTTTACACCGATGCGAAATGTACGCCCCTCTATCTGAATACCTGCAATAGGGTCATAAGGTAAAGCCATATTTATAAGAACCCTTTGAGCATCACCCTTTATGTCATGTAAACTTATACCCTCTTTACCAGCTTGTTCTTGTATAACTATTATTTTCTTTTGACCACTATTAAAATCATCTACATTTTTAGAACGAACCTTATTAGCGATTGAACCATTAAACAAAACAACATCATCACCAAACTCTTTTTTAAGTGTATATATTACACTATTAAAACCTTTTATATCTACTACATCAGCAAACTCTTTTTTAAACTCACCCCATTGTTCTAGTGCTTTTGTATCTACATTTAAACTGTGTTTGGTAGGTCTTCCAAAAGAATTAACAGTATAAGAATAGTTATCAAACTTAAAAGGTTGAGTTGTAGATGTTTGATTGTACTTGTGAAAAACGACTATTTGACGACCAGCTTGTATATGTTTTTTAAGCATAGGTATAGAGTATTTAGCTTTCATTGCCTCATACATCTGATTAGATTCTAAATAATCCCAAAATCTATGACGAACATATTTACTAAGCTCATCATACTTCTTACTCTTAAAATCAAAAACAGCATCCAATGCTCGACCCATTTTGTCAGTTTCATTATGACCAACTTTGACAAATTCACGAGAATAATCTTTGTCACCTATGATAGTGTAACCACTCAATGCACCATCAGTTTTAAGACTATCTGCGAATCTTCTCTCCATAAGTGACACATCAATCTCTGCATCAGGTTTAGTAAGCTTGTTGTATCTCATTTTATAACCAAAATTTTCTATGAAAAATCTTTGCTCACCACTACCACTATTGTAACTCATCCCATCTTCACGAGCAACATCAAAAAGATAACCCATCGCATAACGGAGGTTAAAATGACCCTTAAATGGTGTAGCACTAAGAAAAACTACTTTAATATCAGAAGATTTTAGTCTAGCTATCTCTTCATCTATTTCATCTGCCATCTCTCTTTTTGCTTCAAAATATGCTTGTTGCTTGTCTTTCTGGGTTATAGCTCTATTAAAAAGTTCCCTTTTTTGCTTCGCACTTAATTCTATGCGATGCTGTTGTAAATGTTTATCTAAGTCAGCAAGAGTTTCTATATCTTTATGAAAAAGTATCTTTCCAGCAATATCAAATTTTTCATTTAAAGACTCGTTCATATTATTAAATGTTTCAAAATCCAATATATCAGCAGGTATAACTCTACTCTCAGCTCGTTGTGTTATCTCATAATCTCTACCATTTGTTATAGCAAAGTGCTGTTTAGTAGAGGCTGTTTCTTCCCCTCGATTGTTTTGCATAAGATAATGTGACTCATCATAAATCACTAAATCAAAATCACGAGAAAGTAAAGCTTTGTTTTGGTAAAAATTAGCATAAGTAGTTACAACTGTACCATCTCCAGCGTCATTAACACCTTTAAGCTGTGTAGGTTTCATACGAAGATTTTGAGCATCACCAATCCAGTCTTTAACTTTTTTATCAGTTGGTGTAACTATAAGTATGTTTTTTTTGCCTTTTTTTTCAAACCTTTTTGCTATACCTAAACCAGTATAGGTTTTTCCAGTTCCTGTACCATCTGTAAATAACATCCCTTTTTTGTTTTTTATAAAGAATCTTGTTTCAGCTTTGAGGGTATTTGTCTGTTGATGTGGTAGCTGTATAGGTAGAGTTAAAGCGATGTTATCTGCATCAGCTTCAACAACCTCATACTCTTCTGCTATCTCTTGTAGTTTTAACTTCTCTGCTAGGTCTAGTCCACTTGTGGTAGAGTTCTTGACATTATCAGTCTTAGAGTTTGTGTCGTTTGAGGGTGTATTAACATCTGCTTTAACTCCTCCACTTGTGTCGTTGTCAGTCTGTGTTCTAGCTTCATCAGCTCTATCGCTTCTGTTATCGAGTTTATCTCCACTAACACTTGTCTTAGATTTATCTGTTTCGTTTCGTTGATGTAAGCTGTTATCGCTTTTCGTTCTATTAGAAGAGGAAACACCTCCAGATAAGCTGTTATCGTCTTGCTCTGAAAGTGTAGATTTTGTTCTATCTCTTTGGTCACTTTGTCCTGGTACTTCACTATCTCTTGTGGTGTCATTGAGAACACTATCTTGCTCCATTTGCAAGTCAAGTTCTGCGTGTTTGCTATCTCGTTCCAGTATGCTTGGTCTATCTGTGTCATATTGTATATTCTCCGTTTCTTCATTTCCAAAAACTGCATCAGCTTCTGCTAATTCAGCCTCATATCTCTGTGGGTCTTCTTGCTTAATCTTCTTGTTAAAATCAACAATACTTTTATAAGCTGGAGTATTAAACCTTTGGTCTTGCTCCATTATGCCTAAATCATTTTTCAAATCTGCTAAATCATTTTTAGTAGCTGTACCTTTTTGTATCCGTTGAACTTTAGCTTTAGTTAAGGAAAAACCATGTGCATAATTAGGTTCATACAAAGCACTATCATACCTAGATGATTTTTTCAACAACCTCTTAGGATGAACACTATCTGTAGATGATAACTCTTTTGTAAACTCTATAAGCTCATCATATCTTGGATGTTCTTTCAGCTTATTAGATATTATTTCAATATTATTATGATATTGTTTAGATATTAAATCAATATTATCTACATCTAATTTACTTTTTACTGATTCTATAGTTTTAGCATTGTCATGCTCTTGTGCAAGTTGTAGTTTCTTTACCATAAAATCATCAAACATAGTTATATCTTTAGATGCATAACTATCACTTGCTACTTTTGCTAACTCGTCATTTGCCCCAGCTTCAAGAAGCATTGAGTTTAGTTCATCTTTTTTAAACTGCTCTTTTTGTATAGCTTCATAAAGATATTCTTTTAGTCTTGCCCCAGCAAAACGATTCTCAATCGCACGACCATCGTTGATGATAAATGTATATTTTACTTCATCTTCACTAGGTACTAATGTAGAGTTTAAATGCTTTTTAACTTCTGTTGGTTTAACACCATCTTGTATAAGTTGCTCTATCAAAACCTTTTCTTGTGAACGAACACTCTTAGCTGTTTGTTCTACTTCATTAACTTTGTTTATAGCCTTAGCATTTATAGCTTCTACTATATGCTGACCAACACTCTCAGCCCATCCATGATAACCTGCAACTTTTACATCATCTGCTATCTGCTTAGTAGCTTTGTGTGTTATCTCTTTCATAGCATCAGGTTCTACTATCTCAGCTTCAACAAGTTCATTTGCTAATGCTGGTAAGTTTTCATGCACTAAGATAAAATTAGGGTCTTTTGGTTGAGTAGTTTCTTTGACATTAACAGTTTCACTTTTGTATTTATCATCAACTTTTGAGTGTTTAGTAGCCTTTGTTGTTTCCTCATCATTAAGCAAAGGATTGTTTAAAATATCCCTTTCAATATCATTATGATATTCATTTGATGTTGTTTTAATATTGTCTTTTACAGTTTTATGACTAAAAGCACCACCCATTGAACCAAATGCTGAACCTGCTGCACCACCACCTGCACCACTTTGTATAGCTACTTTTGTTGCTTCATCTTCACTATGACCACGACCTCGTTCAACTGCATACTCAGTTGCACTTGTTACAACTGCACCCTCAACTGCACCACCTGCACCACCATAAATAACTTTAGTAGCTAAAGATGTACCAAACTTAGCAGCAAGACCACCAAAACCTAAACTTATTAGGTTTGTAGGGTCACCAACACCCTCTGTTACACCTTGAACAGTCCATTCACTAGGATGAGAACCAACATCAACTGCTTTAACTACACCAGCCTTAACATTTTCCCAAACACCTGTAGCACTCTGACTTTGCTCATCAAGCTGTTTTAACTCTAATAACCTCTCAGGAGATAAACCAGCCCGTGATGTTTGCTCTTTCTTCTTCTCGAAAAGGTTAAGAGTATGGTCTAGTTTCTTATCATCAACTAAGTCAAGTCCAACTTTTTCAGCACCCCAATCAGCAACAGCACCAAGACGAAGACCAACAGTTCCTGCACCTCGCAAAAACTTAGCACCAGTATCATCTGAATTTTTTATATAATTTCTAGCTTTATCAGCTATTGTTTTTTTCTTTGGAGGTTTTGGAGTGTTTAGTCTTAATCTAGCTACATCTTTTATCTCTTTATCAGTTTTTCCCTCACCCTGTAAAGTTAAAATTTCATCCTGAGATAATATTTCGCCTATATTCATAAATAATCCTAATGTAAAATATACATTATTTTATTTTAGAATAGTTGTTATTTTGTCACTTTAAAACTTAATTTATAAAAAGAGTAGTATTTTTTGAAAGATTTTATTTTTATTTTTATTTTTGTGTGTTATTATTTTATATAGAGAAATTTGAAGTCATTATCAACTACGGTTCACTTATAAGGGCATATAAAAAGAACCTATCCAAAATTTACTCTGCTTTTATTCTAACCAAGCAAAGGTTAGTTTAGCCGTGCAAAGGCAACTCTAGTTTAATCAGTTCAGATAAAGTTACTTCGTAAAATAAACTATTATCTGAGCTATACTCCATATAAAATTAACTATTAAAATAAACAGTTCCATTATACTTAATACTCCGTGTTTTGAACTCCTCAAGTCGCTAGACTCTAACACCACATCCAATGTTCAAAAATCACAAAAAATTAAACTTTTATTGCATCTATATAAAAATAAAAGAACGAACAACACTTAGATTTATACAGAACCAACCTAAATGAAATGAGATATTATCTAATTTTCTCTAAAAAAAACATTACTATAATTTCAACTTAGCTGTTTTCTTAGCTCTTTGCACCTGCTGGGCTTCTTCAAAAGTCTTTTTAGAAGCATAGTAACTACCTTTACCATTGTATTGATATAACTCTTCTGCATCATATAAACCACTTCTTGGATCTACTTGAACCTTATCATCTGCCCATTTTTCAAACTTTTCATCTTTTTCAGAAGACGATTTAAAAGCAAGTTTTGTAACTGGTTTATTGTTCTCATCTGCATAAACCATAACTATCCCATCATTTGTATTGTAAAAAGCAGGTTGTTTTCTTGATGTCTTATCTTTATAGATTTTTTCAATTCTATCACCATTAAATTCTATATCATCATCACTATACTGTGATGTATCTACTTTATACTCTTTACTTAAAAAGTTTCTCATAGATAGTATTTTTGCTTTTCGCTTCTTCTCTTTTTTTATATCTGCCTTATTTTCTCTATCTGTAACTGCTTTAGTTCTTCGTATCGTGCTATTTACAGCCTTTGTCTTTAAATCAAGTGCAGCTGCATTAGCAGCATCTACTTTCTTTGTTTGTATATCACTATCTACTGCTTTACCTATACCTGCAAGTGCTACACCTGTACCACCGATTTTAGATACCAAAGAGGAGTCTATAGCTGTTCTGTGCTTCATCATTTTAATATCCTAATGCTAATGTTGGTTTTTTCTTTTTCTTTGCATAAACACTATCTACTGCATTGTCAAGATTTAACTGAGTTTGACTTAGTGCTTTTTCCTCTCTTGCAAAAGACCTCTTTTGCATATCTAAGATACCTTTTGCAGATTTACTTTGCTGTATCGCAGCATATCCACTACCAACAGCACCACCTATCTTTGCTATGCTTGAAAGATTATCAGCATTTTTTAGCCATTCCCACATATTTTAACCTTTATTTTTTATTTACTATATTTAGTTTTTTTTGTGATTTTGTCAAAAATAACTTATATCCATCTCTATACCATTGAAAGGTTTATAGTTAGAACTACCTGCAAAGCGACCATTAAAAAGATTACCACCTGCAAAGTTATTTAAAAAAACCTCCCTTTTTAAAGGGGTTAAGTCAGTATAAGTGCTAGGAATATTACCAAACATTTTAGTATCTCTCTCCAGCATACCAGTAGATGAAAAAAGAGTGCCACCTGCAAAAACTGCATTATGGTTTTCACCACCAGCTAACCAGTCAAATATGCTACCATCAAGCAAAGAGTTCATAAACCCTACATTTGCAGCCTCTCTTTGATATGAAAGCATAGAGAGTGCGACACCACCTATCATAGTGCTTATCGCCATATCTGTCATACCATCAAGAAGTTCACCACTAACAACATACATAATCGCATAAGATGCCCAGTAAACACTCATAAGACCAAAACTTGAAGTTATACCTGCTGAATATGCAGCAGCCGTAATAGCACCAGCATATTCAGATATATAAGGTACAAGATAATACTGCTGAAATATAACAGCAATGATTATAAGAACAACAGCAACTATCTCAACTATATACTCTTTTATACTAGCCCAAGCTTTACTTATAAGGTTGCCAATAGACTTAAAAGCCTTTGATATAACATTTACAACACTCACAACAAAATCTACAATAGCATTTACGATAGAAGCAACAACATCTACTACTGCATCTATTATGTCATCTACTATAGGTACACCACACCCCATCTAGTCATCCTTTATCATAAAGTAGTCTTCTCTTAACTCTACATCACCTAGTGCTTGATTAACGAACATACTTCCGTAAGAACCACCCATAAACCAAAGTTTAAAAGGTTTTGCTAATGATGTAGAGTTAAAACAATCCATAGCAAGTTTGTATAAACCTAACCTATTAGCTCTTTTATAACTCCAACTATCCACAAAAACACCACTCTTTTCATCTGTTATCTGAACTATAAAAAAACTGACTATGACCCCTTTTTTAACAACCCCTAATTTTAAATAATTAGGGTTAGTTAAAACCATCAAGTAGTATTTTTTAATGTCTATAGTATTATTCCACTCATCACCCAACTTCTCAACAACAAATTCTATATGTGATATATCTAAAGACAAGACACCATTTGTAGCTATTCTTTTAGCTACTTGAAGTTTTTGAAGCTTTTTCTTTCTCTTTAATTTTCTATGAGTTTTAGAAGTCATTATTTACTCACCGATACATCTTCACTTAGGTTTATATCTGAGTTTAGTAAAAGTAGATTATTTAACTTATAAAAGTTTTTAAACATAGTTTCACTAGGAACTAAACCACCAGCACCGATAGTACCTATCATCTCAGATTGTGAATCTAAAGATTTTATAAGTCTATTGTCAGTCACACTCTCTCTTAGTGTCTTCTCTTGAGTCTTTTTATAAACTTCATCAGCCAACATAACTTTAGCTTGATTTTTTTGAACCTTAATCTGTGCAGTTTTTAAATCACTCTCAGCCCATAAAGTTTTTAGCTCTAAAGATATTTTTATCTCTTTGTCTAACACCTGTAAAGCCGTACTCATAGCATTTTGAGTAACACCATTCACTATACCTATCATAGAGTTAGTAAGTAACTGTATCTTTTCCTCATCTGTAATGGTATAGTTTGCAAAGCTATCGTTAATATTTTTTATCATCTCTTTGTAAAATGCTGTATCTTTAGTACCATCAACGATTTCACCATAAAGTGTTTTATATCTTTTTGTAAAATCTTTAGGTGTTATCTGCTCCAAAGCAACTATTTGTGCTTTATACTTTTCAAACTCTTTTTCTACATCTTCAACATTTTTATATGCATCACTTAGCTCATCTTGTATAGTTGCATACTCACTATCTTTGTTTTGTATGGTTTTACTTAAAGCTGTATTAGAAGCTTTAAGTTCCACTATCTCATCATCTTTTTTTACAATCTCATCATCATGAAGAGATTGAGAGGTTTTTAACCTCTCATACTCTTCAAACTCATCATCATTAAGTATATGTGAACCCATTAAACAGCACTCCTATTATCAGAACCTTTTTTGATTGATTGAGCTTTCTCAATACCACGAGAACCAAAATAAGCAACATAAACAGTCATCACCAAAGTTTGAACAAGAACCACATACGACTCTGGCACTATAAAATTCATCATAGCACCAAAAACCATAACAAAAAGTAAAAAACTCATAGCATGAAGAGTTAAAGGTCGTGCAGTCCGTGAGATAACACCAGCAACTGAATCACTCTGCCATCGTGTAGTCACGGCTATATCTTCACTCTTTTGTAGCTCTATATCTAACTTCTTACTTTCAAGCTTATGAAGATTATTAGCCTTTGCTAACTCATTACTAGCTTCTAATCGCTCCTCATCAGATGTATAAACTTCATCAACCACATCACCAACAACCTTAGCTAATCCTAAAAAATCAATCATGCTAAAGCTCTCTTTACCCAGCCATAAAAAAACTTTCTGTTTTTAGGGTTTCTTTTGCATATCTCTGCATATCTCGTTATCTTAGCAAGTGCAAATTTACTTAAAAAAAGCTCACTATCAAGAGAGTTTATTAAAGTTACACTATTGTTGCCTATCACACCATCAACAACAGCACCACTAACAGCTTGTGCTAGTTTACAACTCATGCGAACTCCAGCATTAACACCAAAGTCAAATATAGAAGATGCAACATTTATATTATCTATATCATCACACCGACATCTATCCCAATAATCATGCTTATAAATAGCCTTTGCTTCATCTCGTGTAAGACTTTTTATATCTATGCTAGGATAAGCTCTCTTGCTTATCCCAAACTTTGTTTCACCACCTGCGTCATCAGGGTCATTAACATAACCACCCTCATGCGATAGTGTTTTGTCTATAACTATCTCAAAGTTATTTTTTTTCATTTTTTTCTAACCTCTGTGCCATTGTCATCACTTTTTTTTGTAAAAGCAACCATATCTCACCACCAGCAGTTGCAAAACTACCAGCTATCGCTACTTGATATATTTGGTCTTCAACACCCAAATGCCCAGCTATCAAAAAACCAACAACTGCAACAAAACCACCAATAAGAGAACCAACGAACCCATAAGCAACTTCAAACCACCAGCAGATTTTTCCCTGCTTATTTTTTTTTATCTTTTTAGTATTGTTAAGAAGATGCCAAGCCCTAGTAACTAAAGCTATAGCAGAACCTAAAACAAATGAAACAGATAAGTATGCAAGTATAGAGTTGTTCATCACTTTAAAACTTACGGTTTAACTGGAAATTCTAAAGCATCAAAATCTGTACCATCATCAATATTATTTGTTAAATCTCTCAACTCTTGACGATACTTAGCCCAACTTTTCTTTTTTGAAACACTAAGAGGACTATCAACTGTTTGTGTCCAATCACTCTCAGATAACAAAACATCTCTTTGGTATCTAAATGCATTTAGTTTTGTTTCAAACTCACTTACACTATCTGTAGTGGTTAGATTAGCTTGAAACTCATCTAACTCCTCTATCTCTTGACTACTCATTTTAACTTTCTTACCATTTAAAGATTTAAACATAAATTACTCTCCTACTTTCTTAGGTTTAAAATGCACAACCACTTTTACAGTTCCATTATAAAAATTACTACTACCCCATAATCTAATCCCGTATATATTTTTACGCCAAGCCGATTGATTAGAATAGTTAGACCATTGCCCTGTCTGTCTTTGTGGATAAGTAGAACAAGATGTATCCCAACCACTACATACATAAGAGATAACACCATTGCCTTTATAGCCATTACGATTCATCGGTCGAATAGGTATTTTTATCTCCATGTTCACACCACCACCATAATATCCATAATCTTTATCACAAATCTCACTTTGAGTTGGAAACCAAATATAACTGTTGTTTGAGTTATGCGAAGCTTCAGCATTTCTACTTGTTGAACCATAAAGTCTATGTTGTGTATATCCCATATAGCCAGATAAAACATTTTTAGAACTATCTAATGCATACATATACATATATGAGTTATTTGTAAAGTTTAATCCAGTTGTAACGACTTCAAGATAATCAACATCATTAAATTCAATATTAGTATCAGCAAGATTAAACTCTAACTGAGAGAAATTAGTATCGCCCTCATCTTTTAACATAAACTCTACAGATGGTACAGCAATACTAGATATAGCTTTATCAACAGCTTCTTCACCTTTTGCTATTAACTTTTTACTCTCAGTAACAACCTTGTCATTTTGCTCTGCTACTTTAAGCATCTCCTCAAAAAACACCTTATTATGAGCATTAAGAACAGATGCTTTTGTTAAATCACCCTCTTTCCATTTTCTCATCTTTCCAGCTTTAACCATATCATCCAAAACAGATGCTGCAACTGCTGATATATTTATCTCACCAGTTGTTGCATCTTTAAATGTTGAACCCTCTTGGGCTTCTTGCATTTTTTCTAAAAGCATTATTCAGTTACCTCTTTATTTATACCAACACCATCACCTATAACAAATGGCTCTTTAATCATGTGCGATATAGAGATAACAACAGTAACTGGCTCTACCTCTGCATTGTGTGCTTTTTCAAGAATAAATCTCTTTGAGATAAGCTCTATGTCAAAACCATCACCATCAACCTTAGATATATATGCATCAACATTTCTAGCACTAACACTCTCTATCTTAGCTATATAATCATCACCACTTGAAAACTCACCCAAATCATTCAGTCTTAGATTGAAGTTAGCAGTACCACTACTTGTATCTATCACAAACTTTCTATTTGTAGTAACCTCAGTTTTGTTGATTCTCTCAACAATAGCTTTAAAGTTATCAAAAAAATCAGTATTAACACCAGCAAACTCTTTGTTTATCTCAATGATTTTAGCAGTTCTCTCACTTACATCAATATCTGTCTGATAAACTTCATCCAGTGCAGCAAACTTTTTCTCTTGTGCATTGTGTGCTGATTGAAGTGCTAAGATATTATCGTAAAGTTTAGCTAAACCAACATTTGCATCTTTTCTGATTTTTGAGTTAGCACTAACAACCTCTTTACCAAACTGGTTAAAAGTTTCTTGTATATCTTTTTGAAAACCAACTGTATTTTCATTGATACTCTTAGCTAAAGTTTCAGCTGGTTTGTTGTAAGCATCTAAACTGTCAGCTTCCTCAGTACCATCAACTCCAACAAATGAAACCTCTTTAGGGTCAGCTATCTTTATGCTTGTTATCGCTACCTCTGTAGATACTGGCTTCTCACCCAGTTCTACTATCTTGACATCATTCTGAGCCTCAAGAATCGCCTGAGCCTCTTTTTTACTATCTATCTCTTCTTGAGATAATGTCTTTAACTCTTCAGCCATAAATCTTTCCTTAGTTTGTTTTAGCTTCGTCAAGCTATATGGAGAACTCCTTAGAAATCACCTAAATAATCTCTAAGAATCCTCTTTAATAAACCTCTGTAAAAACTTTTGTAAATTTAAAATATTTGAATTTAAAGTATTTAGTATCTCGCCAAGTTCCTCTTTTTTAGTACCATTATCAACAACAACAGATTTTATACCTTCAAGATTATCACTATAACCACGAAGTTCATCTTTTATAGCCCTAAGAGTTTCTTTCTGAGATGTTTGTATCTCGCTTTTAAGAATCTTTATTGTTTCTACCTGAGAGGTAGCTATAGCTTCTTTCATATCTTTAAAAAGTCTTCTTAAAACCTCACTATCACTTATTTCTGGCATAAAATCTCCTTTTTTATCTTTTCATACTCTTCTGAGGTCATGGTGTTTTTATCGCTAACAACACCATCAACCCTCAAATCTTTTTTAAACTCAACATCATTCTTTATAACTAGCTTTTCCACCAAGTTTAAAGAGGTGCTTATAGTTCCACTTCTTAAACTACTTATCATCAATGCTTACCGAGTAAAGAACATTCACATCACCATCAACTTCAACAAAACTACCATCTCTTAAAAAAAGTTTATGAGATATAAACCTATCCTCTTTTGGTTGCATCTCAACCTCTGCAAACTGTGTTCTCACTCCGACCCTATTTAAAAACAAACCTACATTAACAACCTCTGTAGTTTGATTAAAAAGTATCATCCCAACAAGTGCAACCTCTTTACCTACAGTATCTAGCTTAGTTACAGTATCTAACATCTTTAAAACCTATAACTATATTTTTTAGAAGTTTGCCACTCATAAACAGCTGCATGATTTATAGTTTTATATGTTGCTGGTATAGTTCTAGTTTTACTAACTTTAACTGTTTTAGGACTATCTGGACACTCACCCTGATAATTAGTCTTTGTAGCATCACCCCAAGTGTCCGTATGTGACTGACCACAACCAGACCATTCACTAACTCCACCAGCCCACCAGTAACATCTCATAACACAATTTTCTGTATAATTTTCTGTATATGAAGCTCTATCGATAACTCTTTCACTCCAAGCATTTGCTATTTTTACATAGTTAGTTTCATCCTTATAAACACCTGTATTATCTATGCTAAAACCAACACTTTTTAGATAATTTTTTGCTTTTGCAACCATAACAGAACAACCACCATGACCCAATGCACCAAATGCAATAGTTTCATTTAAAACTGCTTGTGTATATCCAACCCTAATAGTTTCATCATACCAGTATGCAAAACCTGCACTACCTATATACTCACGACCTAGAACATCTTTATATGCTTTAGCTACCATCTTTTGAGTAGTATCAGTAGTATCAATTCTGATATAACCACCTGATAACCCTTGTGCTTTTATACACTCATCATCAGATGGTAACTCCTCATCAAAATACAACTTAAACCTACCATCAGCACTATATTCAGCCTCTTTTGCTTGTATAGTTTCACTAAAAGTAAACACCTTGCTCTTACCACTCAACTTATGAGTAACCTTAGCTTTAACATCATAAACTTGTGTGTCAATAGTTCTACTCTTTTTATCAGCTGGAGCAAACTCAACATCATAAACTGCATCACTAGGTGTGTTGGTTCTGTTAAAAACATCTACACCATCAAAAACATCTATAACTATAGAAGCTTCATTAAATGTATATAATTTCTTTTCACCATTAGAATTATTTACAACAGTAGCATTAACAACATAACTACTTAGTTCGTATTCTCTTTTTACATCAGCTGGTTCAAAAGTGATGCTGTAACCATCAGGTAAAAAGTATTTAACCCTACTTGTAACACTAACCTCTTTTGAAAAGTTAGGGTAATTTACTTCTAGCCAATCCCTAGCTTTAGATGATGCAAGTACACATAAATTATCTTCTAGTGAAGCATTAGCTATAGCAAGTTTTAAAGTATCATCATCCCAACCCTTAGATTTTAACTCTTGGACCCAATACTCTAAACCCTCACTACCAACATAAGCACGACCTAAAACCTCTTGATAAGCTGACATAACTATAACATCTTCATCATCATCTTTTGGCTTTACAAACCTCTTGTTTTCACGAAGCTTTATAGTCTTACACTCACTATCACTAACATCAGACATATCATAAAACTCACGACCATACTTGTCATGTGTTTGAACTACTGGGTAAGCTGTTTCCACAAAATCATACCTATGTGTATCACCACTCTCTTTATGCGTGACTATGGCACTAACAAGATAACTCTCTTGAACTGCAACCGTTTTTATACTAGCTGGGTCATAAACTACACCATAACCATTTGGTAAGACCTTATCCCTATAATCAACATTGATACCATCAAAATAATCAACCTCCACAACATCATCAACAATATTATCATCACAATCACCCATACACCCACTAGGCTTATCAACAACAACACTACCACCAGCACTAAACTCTTCACCTGTAAGCTTCTTATATATCTCTAACATATTTGGATACTTAACATTAGCTATATCCACAACCATTGAAACAAAACTTTTTTTTGACATCTTTTTGACCCCTAACTTAAAATAAGTGCCGTTTTCTTAGCTTTTTCTATAGCTAATGCGACACCATCATCAACTATGCTCTGAGTATCTGATTTCAACTTCTCTAAAGAACCAAGTGCTTCAACAATACTAATAGCCTCAGCTTTAAAATCAACCTCTTTAAATATCTCATCAACAGCTTGTGAATTAGGATCTAAACTCTCAACAACTCCAAAAAGTAAACTGTCAAGATTTTTAAATGCTAAATTGTTATTACCATCTTCATCAGCCCACTTTAGATAACCATTTATAAACTGCTGGTGTGACCTACTTATCTCAAAAACTTCACCAGCTAAATACCTATCTAAAATGAGTATAAAATCTACATCAAAATCATAACTTGCACCACCAATAGCATTAGTGGCACAATATGGTTTTTTAAAACCATGCACTTTAAGCATTTTGTCTATATTCTCATTTCTATACATCATCACTCTCCATGGCACGATATAAAGTCCAACGATAATTATGCATAAACTCATTTGCTCGTGCTAAACACTTAACCATAACACTTTTGTCTTTAGCTATATAACTAGCAACAACATTAACAACAGCTAAACATAAAGATTCATCTATATCTATAAAATCATCATCATTTTCAGGTAAGAGAGGCACTCTTATAAATTGCCCCTCTTTGTTTAAAGCTATTAAAATATCATCTGCACTATCATCACTAACTAAACTCAAAGCAAAACATTCTATTGCAACTGCATTAAGTGCTTGTCGCAACAAAGGTAAAAGCAACGCATCATCACCCTTAGTTCTATCACTCAAGAGTAAAGCATTTAGATGTGTTTTAAAAGTGCCATAAGTCATAGTTAAACTTTTATGTTTTCCATCTTACAAACAGCAAAAGGGTTATTAACTCTTAAAGTAGCTTCCGTAATTATCTCTTTTTCAACAGCATCTTTAACTCTTCCTAACTCTTCATCTTTTGTTAGTCTTTGGTAAACAAATGCAAGTGATGGCATATTTACACCAAACATTAAACCCTGCTCAACAAAACGAGAGTAAACAATCTTTATATTTGGACTATAAGCAAGATTTTTAACCTCAGTATAGTTAGGGAACTCAACAACCTTACCACCAGCACCACGACGAACTTGTGCTTTAAACAAATCATCAATCTGGTCTTTAACCAAATCATTAACATAGATATGAGTAACAGGCATACCCTTATCAGTACCACCTATTTTTGCAAAATTTCTAAGTAAAGTGTCACTCATAATATTGTCATCTGCATCGATTGTGTTCTCTGTAACACACCAATGATCAAGTGAACCCATACGACCAGCTACATCATTAGCTTTGTCCTCTTGAACAGGTGCTTGATCAAGTGCGAAAAGTGAACGCTCTATAGTAAGTCTATGATTTATAGCTGCCATTGTTTTTTGTCTTGCTAACTCAGCTTTACCCTCAACATTTTGAGCATCTTCCATGCTTCCCTCAATCCCATAAGTATCTTTAAAAATTTCATAATGATTAAGAGAATTACTATAGCCCCAGCTCTCAGCCTCAGCTGGTGCAGAACCACCAAGAAAACCAGCACTAGATTTACCAGTTGGCATATCTTCATATCTCCAACTATGACCTTTCCATCTCTCAGCCTTTCTACTAGGCATATACTTATTTATAGCACTAAAAAAAGGTGTATCTACAGCACCTAACTTTGCTATTTTCTCATAGAGGTCATCTTGACCACCACCCCAACTTTTCAGATTTACCAATCCCTGCATCTACTCTCCTTAATTTAAAAAGTGTGATTGTTCATCAACACTTAACAACTCACCTTTAGCAAGTTTATCTTCAAACTCTTTATCTCTGTTCTCAGCTCCATCACCTCGACCAAAGTTAAACTCATCATTTACAACATCTTTTGTAGCAAACTCTCTACTCCAAAGAAGTTCCCAACCAACAGGATTGTTATATTGCTCTGCTTCTTGTGGGTTATCTTTAGCCATCTCTTTTAGATGCTCTTCAATCTTACCTATATCAAAATCATCATAACGACTCTGTATAGTTTCAACAGCACTAGCTATCAACTTGTCCTGCTCCTGAGCAGCTATATACTCTTTGAGTTCTGCAACCGTCTGTTTTAAATCATCTCCATCAGTATCAGAAGAAGTATCATCGGCATCAGAAGAAGTATCATCTCCATCAGTATCAGAAGAAGTATCATCAGCATCAGAAGAAGTATCATCTCCATCAGTATCAGAAGAAGTATCATCTCCACCACCTGCACCATCATCATCAACAACTTTAAGAGTTAAAAATGAAAACAAAAAAGACCAAATGGCAAAAATTCCAAATCTACTCTTCATCTATCTCTTCCTCTTTATCTTGCATATCATCTAAGATAACATCTTCATCTATCTCTTTTTTATCTTTTGATTTAGGAGGGTTACGAGGTGCTTTCTTCTTTATAAACACCTCTCTACTTTGAACATCTTGTAAAAGAGTATCACCAACTTCTGCCTTTATATTAGACTTTTTACCTTTGTCAGTTTCAACGATACCACTAGCATGTATCTTGACAACTCGCCCTAATAACTTTGGTTTAACAGCCATAAAAAAACTCCTTGAATATTAAAAGATAATTCTAATAAGTATCTTTTGCTATTTTGTCAATCAATCAAGAGATACCTAACTCTTTCATAGCTTTTTGTTCATTTTCATCTAAAGGCTCACTCTCCCCATCAACAAATACCTCTTTTAAAAATGGTGCTTCACCAAAATTCATAGTCAAAATCTGCTTTAAAATTCTCTCAGATATTTTAGGGTTTATGTTTTGATTTTGCGATATAGGTAGAAGTACATTCATAAGGTCATTTATTTTTTTATCCTTATCAACAGTCATCCCAAAGTTTATATTTATCTCATAATCAATCTTTTTTCTATTTCCCTTAGCACCTAAAAAATATTTATCACCTGTAAGTTGTTCTATAACCTTAGAATCTGCATTTTTTAAAACTAACTCAACATACTCTTTAGCCCAATGCTCAAAGAGTGTATCTTTCATAAGGTTTACCATATTTGTAATTCTTGTAGTTGAATTTGCATTAACCACAGCTAGTGCTGTACCACTTCTTCTATCACTAGCACCAGTTTGCCCTTGCTGTATAGAGTTTACAGCACTAGCCTCATTTAAATCTTTATCTAACAATGGTAAATCATTATTTAAAGAGTAGTCATTAGGTGCTGGCACAAACATCAACCCATCAAGTGAACCTTTAGCACGAATCCTCTGACCTGCTCCCTTTTTCATATCAGCAGGGTTTATCTGAGTTTTATCTGAGATAATTATAGATGGATTGATATGCTCCTCTTGTATATCATTCTTTTGATTCCTCTTTTGGTTTATCTCATCATTAAGCTCTTTTATAAGCTCAACAAGAGAAACACCATAAACAAGATTTTCATCTTCTCTTTTTGCATCATCAACAGAAGCTAACCTTTCAAGTGCTATCCCCCACTTAAAAGGTATCTTTTTAACAGTAGTTTTTCTTAAAAGTATATCTTTACAAAAGGTTTTATATATCCACTTATTACCATCACGAATATACAACTCCTTTATCTCAAACCTTTGAGTAATGTTCTCATCATCTTTAAAAATCAACTCTTTAGCATTCTTATCATAAACACCTGTTTTTATCTTCTTAACAATTTGGTTCTGAGATTCTTTAAATCTATAAGCAACATATTCCACATCATCAATATTTCTAGCATCACAATCAAAAGCTATATCAGTTATAGGAACTTGGTAAGTAACAACTTTATCTTTTTTAGAATTCCAACTTATAAAAACAATACCCATAGAGTAAATTAACGAACTTAAAAAAGCTTTAGTTAGTTCATTATTAGGTTTTTGTTTCTTATAATAATAGTGAATAATCTTAGTAATTTTTCTTTGAAATTCTCCACCTTTATCATCAACAGCTATCAACTCAATAGGGCAACCCTGAGAGAAAAAAGACATAGAAAATATACTTTTTACAATATTCACAATATTTCTAGTAACAGGTATAAATATCCTAGACCTTTTTGACTTCTTTAAGCTTTTTAATTTACTAGGTTCATATTCAGCGTTATAGTATCTTTCATTATCAACCCATTTATCCAAATTTTTTTGTTGATTATCAAAAGCTTTATTTACAAGAAAAATATCTTTATCCATTTTATTTTTTTTCATAACAATCCTTACAATCATCATTTTAAAAAACAAATTATGCTATTTTGTCAAAAACTAAAACATTACAACTCTCAACAAAAGTAATAATAAAAAAAACTCTTTTTTATATCTTGATTTTATATTGATTTTATATCTTGATTTTAGCATCTCCCACAGCCCCTACTACAACGAGATTTAAAAGGATTTGATATAACTACTTTGTATGGTAGGTATAACTACTTTGTATGGTTTAATAATACCAAACAGTATGTAGATATAACTACTTTGTATGGTTTAACTTTAATATTACCATCTACACAATCAGTAATATTAAAGTTAAAAAAGCTATATAACCAATATGTATGTTTATATAACTCTTATATAAAAAAAGGTACACTTTCAAAATTATTAGGCTTTTAAGCCCCCATAATTGGGAAAGATAAAAATAAAAACAAGGTAAATATAACTAATGAATGATAAAAGTATTGATAACATACAAAATAGTAATAGTGATTTAAATAGAGTTGTTGGACAATCTAATGAGATAGTAAGAAAAACATTTTATTCTAATCTTGAGATTGATGATATAAAATTATTTAGAGCTATTATTTCAAAAATTAATTATAGAGATTCTTTGTTTAATGATTTTTATACTTTAAACTATAAAGAACTTGACCTTATTGGAATTACAAAAAACACAAACAGAAGATTTACAAAAGTAGTTAATAGTTTAAAAAAGTTATCTTCCACATTTGTTAGTATTGTTGATAAAGATGGAATACCAACCGAATTAGGTTTAATTAAAAATAAATTTAAATATCCTAAAAAATCAAAACAGATTTTAGTAGAAATTGATGATGATTTGATGCCTTATCTACTAGAACTAAATGGAGAATATACAAAATACCAACTATCCAACATAGGAAAAATAAAAAGTATTCAACAGTTAAAGTTATATGAATTATTAAGAAGCTGGGCAAAACAAGGAATGTATAAAATTACATTAGAAAATTTAAAAGAATATTTAGAAATAAAAGAGGGTACTTATAAAATATATGGAAATTTTAAACAAAAAATACTTAGTAAATCTATTGAAATTATAAATAAAGAAACAGATATTACAGTCCAGTTAGAAGAGTTAAAAATTAAATCATTCAAAATTGACACTTTAATTTTTCATATAGAACTTAAAAAACAAAACATCGCATTTGACATAACAGAGTTCATAGAAAAAGTTTTTACAGATAAATCAAAAAACAAATACCTCATAAAAAGTTATACAAAAGATGAAGAAAAAACTAACTACTATAACCTAGAACTACTAAGCTTACAAGATTATCAAATCTACACATTCAAAGAGAGCTTACCAAAAAAAGCACTATACCAACTGGTAAAAGGGCAGATAGATGTTAGTGAGATGACCTAATTACGACTAACATCTTTTATAACCTTTAGTTTTTGTTCTATGTTTTTATATAAATCGTTATTTCCATAGCTTATTAAATCATCAATCAACATAGCTAACTCTTTAGAATTAACAATATCTTCAATTTTTTTAGTGTCTTTTTCTGCATCAAGATTAAGACTTACTTGTGTTGGTTTTCTATCGCCAACACCTAAAAACACATAATCAAGTTTATATCTACCAAGTTTACCATTTTCAATAATTTTTAAATATGGGATATTATTTCGTTTTTTCATTTGAGATATTTGCTGAGGAATAACCTCTAAAAATTCAGCGAGTTCTACATCTTTTTTAAACTCTAAAACATATTTTAATCTCTCAAAAACTTTCTCTGTATCATTCATTTGATAGTCCTTTAATCATAAATTAATCATTTGAGTGATAAAGTTACACAAATGATTTATAGACTAAGTATTTAATTACATTATAAACCAAACATCCTTAAAGCTGTACAAAGCACTTAGTTAGTCGTGTTTCTAAGTGCTTCATCAAGTGCTTTGTACAGCTTTAAACAAACACGACAGGAAAACACGACATGATACAATTTAAAATATTTTCTATTATCGGTGGTGTTTGTATGTTCTTACCAGTTGAGATTGTTGCGTATGAGAGAAATATACAACCAGCATCCATAGTAGCTATGACATACAAAACACAAACAGTAGGTAATCACCTAAAATTCAAACGAGCAAAAGATGGTACACTTCTAGTAAACTCCTCTTATGATGCACCATTACAAGAAGAACTACAAGATTTGTACTACATAGCACTACAATCAACACCAACAACGCTAACCCTAGCTAAAGAGTTATCTAAGATAGCAAACACACTATCTTTAGATGAAAAACCAGCCACACTCTACAGATACCTACATAGATTTAGATTTGCACAAGTTAGCCGAGCATTAGAAGTAAAAAAACTACTAAAACTCTTCATACAAAAAAATAACCTCTTTGAGGAACTATCATGAACTTCACCAAAGAGCAAAAAAAACAAGTAACAAAACATATCCACTCCATAAATGAGATGACAGCACAAGAACTACATAGTTTCGCTGCTAGATGGCACTTAGCAAAACCAGACTTAGAAAAAAATGTTTTTGACATAGTCCTAAGAGCTATAGATCTACACAACATAAACATAAAAGACAACACAACCATAAACGCTTTAGCAGTAGTAGCAGATTTAGGGGCAGATGAAGATGAATAACACATATCTTGCCATAAAACAAAGAGGCGTAAATACAAAAGAGTTCATAGAAAGACACTACAACATTGAGTTTAAAAACAACAAAGCTAGATGCCCTTTCCATGAGGAAAAAACATCAAGTTTTACCTACCAACAAAAAAACAACTTTGTTCATTGTTTTGGTTGTTCTAGTGGTGGAGATGCTATTAGTTTTGTAGAAAAGTTTGAAAAGTTGTCTAACTATGAAGCTTCAAAAAGAGTATGTGAACTAGAAAACATAGAGTATGAAGAGAGTGACAACACAAAAGAGTTAAGTGAAGAAGAGAAAAAACAAAGAGAACTAAAACATACCCAAGCTGTAGAAGAGTTGAAAAAGAAAAAACTCAAAGAGCAAGAAGAGGAAAACAAACTTAGACAAAAAGCTAAACAACAGATGTCAAAAGTTGCACCAACCTACCTAGCAGATTTTAAAAACTTTTATGGAACTATCCATCAGGATATAGCAAAAATATTTCCAAATCAAACGGAGATTTTCAACGAATGGGCTAACTACTACTTAGGATATGACTCAAGACAAAACAGCGTGGTTACTATAAACAGATATAAAGATGAGTTTTTCAACATCAAACATAGAACTAAAAAGAAACAAGATGGCTCAGATTATGAGGGTAAATGGATAGGCTGGTACAAAGGTAGCCGACACCCATTCCCACTAGAGTATTATCTACAACACAAAAGTGATGCAGTTGTATTAGTTGAGGGTGAAAAAGACTCCCTTAATCTACTCTCTTATGATATTAACAACATAACTCTAGGTGGAGTGTCAAACACATGGGAACATAACAAAGAACTACTAAAAGATAAAATAGTTTACATTTGGTTTGACCATGATAAAGCAGGTTATGAAAATGCTATAAAAAAATACTATGAACTAAAGAGCATAGCTCGTGATGTGTTTGTAGTGCTTTTTTACCACATAGATGCAGATATACCAAAAGGTTACGATATAAGTGACTTTTTGTATGAGAAACAATTTACAAATAAAAAAGAGATTTTTCATGCTATATCTTACTCAACATACAGATTAACAAATTCACTCATAGATGATATGGGTGAATTTTGTGATAAAGATTTTTCCAACTACCATGAACTAGCACCATACAAAGACTTTAGAGATATTAAAAGAGAGTGGTCAAAAACAGACCAAGATGGAAATGCTTACAACATCTTTACTATAGTTGGTGAACTAGATGATGAAGAGGTAGATAAGTTCCTACAAGATTTGAAAAAGTCAAAAAAGATAGTTGGTTCAAAACATGAAAGTGACTATGAACACTTTAGAAACATCTGTATAAATAGTGTCTTAGTAGGTCGTGATGATAAAGCTCAGATGATTGAAAACATGGAAAACACTTTCGATAGATTTATGAACATAAAAAAAATACTACTCACAAACTACAGACAAACACACATAGTAGATGCACTAAGAGCTTTTTTAAAAATGGCTAAAAAAAGTGGAAATACTTTTGCAAAGTACCAGGGCAATTTATATATTTGGACTGGAACTCACTACGAATGTTTAGACAACCTAGATGCACTCACAACTTGGATTCATAATATTTGGTTTTTTCATGCAAGATTTGACATCAAAAAACAAACCAAAAGAAATATAGATGAGATAGTAGAAAATATAATGTCAAAAGCTTACGACATAGATGAAACAAGAAGATATGAAGAGAGGAGAGTTATGAACTTCTTAAATGGCACTCTCAAAATCTCAAAAAGGGGTAAATACACCTTTGTAGAGTCACATAACAAAAAAGATTGTGCAACAAACATACTAAAATTTAACTATAACAAAAATGCAACAGCTCCAAAGTGGAAAAAGTTTTTAAACAGAGTTCTGCCAGACAAACAAGACCAGCAAACACTTATGGAGTTTATAGGCTACACCCTAGCACCAACACATAACTATGAATCGTTTATGTTTTTGTATGGAAAGTCAGGTGCAAACGGAAAAAGTGTCATACTAGATGTTATCCGTGCTTTTTTTGGTGAAGACAACACCTCTTCACTTCAGTTACAACAGTTCTTTGACCATCAACTAAGTTCATTACAAAACAAAATTATAAACATTGGAAGTGAAATAGATGCTAAAGGTTTAGATAAAGGTCAATTAGCAACACTAAAAGCACTCGTTTCTCCAAAAGATTCTATACAAATCAATCCCAAAAATAAAGAACCATACCAACTAAAACCAAATGAGAAACCTAAACTTATCTTTGCAGGTAATGACAAACCAAAAGGTAGTGATGTAGATAGTGCAGTCTTTAGAAGAATGTTACTTTTAAACTTCGATGCAGAGATAAAAGATGATGAAAAGATAAGAGATCTCTCAGACCGTTTCAAAGATGAGATGGCAGGTATTTTAAACATGGCACTAGAAGCATTAACAGTCCTGGTAAAAAATGGTAAGTTCTCAAGAAGTGACAAGATGAAAGGTGAGATAGAAGCATACAAAGATGAGATAAACCCTATGCGAACATTTGTAAAAGATACACTAAAAGTAGATAACTCCTGTATGGTAGCTAAACCTTTTGTGTACCACTTCTATAAAGAATGGGCAAGTGAAAAAGGTTTTAAACCTTATTCAGAAATCAACTTTTGGAGAAAGATTAAAGATGAACTGCCAAACATAGAAACTACAGGTAAACAGATAAGACTTGCAACCTCATACTTTGGGATTGAACGACCAAGATTTGTACTAAACATAACTTTACAAAACAATGAGTTTAAATCGTTTAGATACAACAACATAGAGATACCAGTAAATGAGATTACATTATCCAATGAAAAACCTCATGATGTGGTGATTTTTGAGCAAAACAGCGATTAAATGAACTTTTGTCACGCTGTCACGCCATTTGTCACGCCATTTTAAAAAAAGCCGTGACAGTTTTCAGCCCTATATTAGGGCTTTTAGTGGGTGTTGTCACGGCATCTCAGGATAAAACCTTACATATTGGTTCTGAAAAAGTTTTTTTTTATTTATTTTTTTTTCTCACAAATTTCATGGAAAAAGCCGTGACAAGGTGACAAATAAAAAAAACATCTATCTAAGCCCTTAAAATAGGGCTTCATAAAGGTCACCCCATTTTAAAAAAATGGCGTGACAAACAAAAAAATGGCGTGACTGCGTGACAGATTAATTAAACATAACTTAAAAAGGGGCTTTTTAGATGGCATTTCAAATAAAAGAGATAGTTATAGAACCAAGTGCTATAGGTTTAACAAGAACTACTAAAAAAAAAGTATGGCTAAACCCTAAAGTGTCTATAAAATATAAAAAAGGTAATACAGTTATAACAAGCTTTGAAGCATATCCTGAAGCTATGGACTTTGTAGCAGAATCTTTAACAAAGGATAGAGATGTTGCCAAATGAAAAAAGAGGTTTTGACCTATATATAGAGAGTGCAACATTTGAAAATGGTTTTATACCCCTCTCCTTTGCAAAAATAGCAGAAAAACTAAAAGAAGAACAATACTCAGGAAGTAAAGCAAGTGTTCATAGATGGAGTAAAAAGTACAAATGGGAAGAACAACTACATCTTAAAAGACAAAAAGCTATCTTAGTAGCTGGAGGCGATAAAGATATACAAGAAAAAGCTATCTCAGTTCTTGATGAAAAAACTAAAGTGGATGTTGAAAGAAATGCGATACTTATAGGTGGCTCGTATGATGTTATGGAGGGTTTTATAGAAAAAGTAAAAGCTGAGATGGCAAGAGGTATCTATAAACTAGACAACATAAAGTTAGCTAAAGATATAGCAGTCCTCGTAACTGGTCGTGAAGATAAGATGCTAGACCGTCTAGCAGATATGGGTGCAGATAGATTGTCAAGCCAAGATTTAAAAGCTGAATTTGAAGCGATAGAAGTAGATTTTGAGTAAAACTAAATCAAATGCAGTCCTAAAAATAAAAACTGCTAAACATATAGCACCAGAGATTTTTACAAATAAATCACCACTCATACATAAAGAGATTTTAGACTTCTTAGATGAGTTCGATAAATATAAAGTAGCTACTATATTTCGTGGAGCTGGTAAAACAACAGTTGTAAATAAAATAGATACTTTCTCAGATATTTTGTACGAACATGAACCATATCATCAAATATTTTCATCAACTGAAAAAAAAGCTAAAAAGTTTTTAAAAGATGTTAAAAATATGATAATCTCAGCTATAGCAAAAGGTTATCACATAGAAAAAGGTAGTGTTTGGAGCGATACAGAGATAGAGGTTAAAGTAGATGGAAAACATAACTGTTTTGTAGAAGCATTAGGAGCAGGGCAAGACCCTCGTGGTGGTAGTTTTAATTTTATGCGACCAACTAAACAAACATTTGATGATATAGAATCAAAAGTGGGTCAGTATGCTATCCGTTCAAGAGCAAACCGTGAAAAACTTTGGGAATGGTTTTTGGGTGATTGTTTACCTGCACTAGATCCAGTTGCTGGAAGAGCTAGAGTTATAGGAACTATCTTACACGCAGATTCACTCATATCTAAACTTTTACGAAAAAAGAACTTTAAAAAACTTGTTATACCTATACTTAGAGATGAAAAGAGTGTATGGGCTGATAGGTTTCCATTGACAGATGAAGATGCCAAAATAAAAGAGATGCACTATCTAAAACAAACAGGTAAACATATAGAGGTTGAATCTATTGAGTCTATAAAAAGAGGTTTGTTTTCAGAGGGTAAACATAACTTATTTTATCAAGAATACCTTTGTATAGCTCAATCAGAGGAAAAAACACTTTTTAAAAGAGAACATTTTAGATACTTCTCCCATATAGAATATGAAAATAAAGTAAGAAATATAGAGTTTAAAAATGCACTAGAATCTGAAAAAATCATAGTAAAAAAACCTAAAAATATAGTTTTAAAAGATGGCTCAACAATCCCACTAGCAAACTGTACCATATATAGCACTATGGACTTAGCAAGTGATGGTAAAGATAAAAGTGCAATTCTCACATTTGCTATAGATACACATAACAATATTTACCTACTAGATATAAGTGCAGGACACTGGACCCCTTTTGAAAAATCATTAAATGCTATCCGTATTCAAGCTACTTTTAACCCTATCCGATTCGGTATAGAAAAAGCTGGAGCTCAAAATGATTTTTTCTATACTGTAGATGTAGCTCAAAAAGAGAGTGGTATCAATATACCAGTAGAAGAACTAAGACATGGTGGTGTAAACAAAAATATCCGTATATCAAATCTACACCCACTTTTTATGACAAATAAAATCTTTTTTAATGAAGATGACATAAATACAGCAGAACTAGAAGCTCAACTAGGAACATTTGATATAGATGTAGAAAGCTTACATGATGACATAATGGATGCCCTAGCTTATTTACTACACTTCATAAAAGACAGAACATTTAGTGACGAATGGGAAGCAGAAGATGAGGAGGAAAGCGTATGGAATTAAAAAGAAAATGGGGTGAGTATGACAAATAATATACACTTAGGTGACAGCCTAAAACTATTTAAAAAGCTTGATGATGAAAGTATAGACCTTATAGTTTCAGATGTTCCGTACAAAATCATAGCTGGTGGTGTTCGAGTTGTTGATGTTGGAGATGAACCAGCTGGATGCCTAAGAAAAAGGGATTATTCAAAAA